GCCACCACCGCAGAGATTAACTATCTCGACGTTACTGCGCTGGGAACAAGCGAGGCGAGCAAGGCGGTTACTGCTGACGCTAACGGCGTGGTTACGTTTGATAACGGCATCTCTGAGGAGTACACGGCCGTTACATCAACGAGTAACGCAACAACCGTAAACCTCCAAGATGGAACTAACTTCAGCCATACGCTGACAGAAAACACTACGTTTACGTTCAGCAATCCCGCCTCTAGCGGTAAGGTTTCGGCGTTTACCTTGAAGCTGGTGCAAGACGCCAGCGCATCTGGCTTTGTTGTTACATGGCCTACCGCAGTAGATTGGCCTGCGGCCACAGCGCCGACACTAACCGCCACTGCCAGCGCGGTGGATTACTTCGTATTTATCACGCATGACGGTGGTACTACCTGGTACGGATTTACAGCAGGGCTGGGTTTAGCGTGAGCCGATTCTCAATTAAAGCTATCCAAGCTGCGGCAGGTGCTGGCGGTTTCGACCCCACTCCTGGCGAGGCGGTTTTTTATATAAAAGACCTTTCCAATCTGAATAATTCGATCGGAGGAAATTACACCGAATATCATGGTAGTGGCCTAGAGCCAACTACAGACTACAGCTTTGTCGTGCCTGATGGCGTTGGAGAAATCCATGTTGTTTGCGTAGGCGCTGGGGAAATTGGTCGTAACGCAAGGGGCGGAGATGGCGGCGGGTTAGCGTATGGCTCAATGACCGTTGTCCCCGGAGAAACCTTAACGGTCAAGGTTGGGATGCTTGGTGACGGTACTTCCTCAAACCGTTTAGATGGCGGTAAGTCAGGCGTATACCGAGGCGCAACTAAGCTCATTTCAAGTGATGGAACTGGATCCAATGTAGCTAACAGCGAGCTTGGAGGTGCCGGCAGAACGGGAAGCACTTACTCCAATGGCTTCCCTGGGGGCGGTGGCGGAGCGGCTGGTTACTCTGGCTCTGGCGGTACAGGATCATATCGAAATACTAGCGCCAAATACATTTATGGCACTGCCGGATCTGGCGGAGGTGGCGGTGGAGGCGGCGCAAGACGCAGAGGTGGCGGTGTAGGAGTATGGGGAGAGGGGCCGAGTGGAGCCCAGCCAGGAACTTCAAATTACGGTTACCCCGGTTCATATGGATATGAATACGGTAGTTTTGGCGGTGGCGGAACGGGCACAGATAATTATGTAACCAGCCCTCAAACATATCCGATGAATGAAAGCCAGTTGAATTACTCGTCTGGCAGGGTGGGGGCCGTTCGGATTTGCTGGGGTAATGATCGTGCATTTCCGACAACCTCAATAGACGAAACGGACAGCTACTCAATTACCAATTACGATATTGATAATACAAGTGGCAATTCCAAGGGGCCGATTCCCACGTTGCTGGCTTACACGGACGGAACCAGCAAAACATTCACTGTGCCAGATGTGGCTGGAGAATATGACCAGCTTTACGTTTCTGCCGTGCTGGTTGGCGGTGGCGGAGCAGGCCCTTATGGCTCTGTTGATAATGTCTCATATTACGGAGGCGGGGGCGGTGGATTAGCTCACTTTTCAAATCTTCCCGTTTCTGCTGGGGATACAATTACTTATGTAGTGGGCAGGGGCGGGCAGGGGCCCTTGGCTTACGGTGACACAGGATTCGATGGGACTGCCAATGACGGCGGAGATACTACTCTTACATACGGCAGCTTTGTTGCAACTGCAGAAGGCGGTCAGGGAGGAAGGTCATTCGCCGTTGCTCAAGGCGGGTCTAAGAGCTTTTCTAACACTCCTAGCGGCGTTACTACTGGCGGCGGAGATGGAGGCGCTGGTGGGCAGGGCGGAAAGGGCTCCACCCAGCAAAACTGGGGCGGCGGAGGCGGCGGCGCTGGCGGGTTTGATGGCAATGGCGGCGCCGGCGGGAAAGGTACTTTGTGGGATGGATCAAGCGGCCCTACTGACGGATCTGACGGGATAGGCACGCAATCTGGCGGTGGCGGTGCCGGTGCCGGCTCGGTCAAATATGGCGGGAGTGGAGGCGCAAATACTTTTAGCTCACAAAGCGAAGGCGGCGACTCCGTTCAGACGCAAAAATCGGCTGGCGGGGGCGGTGGTGCGGCATACACAATTTTTAATGGCGCTCGCGCTGATCGAATACTTGGCGACAACGCTTACCGCGGGACAACAGCCACCTCCGCAAACAACTACAAGGGCCAACCCGGCGGAACTCCGGGCGGAGGGGCTGGTAGCGGCGGAGGAGGAGTCACGTTTATCCAAGCCTCCTATGGGCCTAACTTTTCTCATGGTGGAGATGGCGCTATCGCTATCTACGTTCACACCTCAACCATGACGCTTCCAGTGTAAAAGGGCGAAACAATGTCTCAATACCGAATTAGATCGACCGGAGAAATCCAATCAGAAATGCAGATTCGCGCAGCGAATAGTCACAGGTCGCTGCCACGAGCGTGGAATGACAATGTATTTGATCTGCTAGAAATTGATCCTGTTTTTTCATCCCCGAAACCCGCTCCATCTTCTGATTACAAAATTGTGACCAGGGATGGTGTTGAGCAAAACGCTCAGGGTGAATGGGTATGGGCTTGGACAGAGAGCGATATGTTCCAAGAGCATACGGATGCTCAAGGGAATTTGGTTTCCGTGCAGGATCAAATTGATGCGGCGCTGAGCGAAAGAAACGCGGGTCTGTCTAAAACCATCCGATCAGAACGCAATACGTTATTAGCAGAAACAGATTGGATATGTCTAAAGGCGCTGGAGTCTGGGCAGACGCCATCCGCAGAAATGGTTGCGTATCGGCAGGCACTGCGTGACGTCCCATCCCAGGCCGGCTTCCCCGGCGAAATAACCTGGCCTACCAAACCGGAGTAAAAATATGAGCAGGGCAAGAGATTTTGCGGACATCATTAGCAGTGGTGTCCTGGCTGACGGTCAGGTTAGCTTCTCTGAGATTACTGGAGTCACCGCGACCGCCACGGAAATCAACTACCTTTCCGGGGTCACATCCGGCATCCAGTCTCAGTTCAGCAGCGTTCAATCTGACATTGCCACGAAAGTAGGATCCACTCACACGGGTGATGTGGATATTACAGGCGAGCTCCTGGTTGATAGCTATAACGAAAGTTACGTTTCTCCGACCAGCTCTAGCAACGCGACAACGATAGATTGTGAGGCTGGCAATGTGTTCAGCCATACGCTTACTGAAAACACTACCCTCACCTTCAGTAATCCCCCGGCGTCTGGTACGGCTTACGGCTTTTCATTAAAGATCATTCAAGACGCAAGCGCTTCTGGTTATACCGTGACCTGGCCGGCTTCGGTTGATTGGGCTGCAGCTACAGCTCCTACGCTGACATCAACGGCCTCTGCGGTAGACATCTTCGTCTTTATGACGCACGACGCCGGCACGACTTGGTATGGCGTTACATCTGGGCAAGCGTTTGGATGAGCGGCACAACTAGAAAATTACTTTCGGTACAACCGAGCGCGGCATACCCCGTTCCCGGCGAGTCAGTGTGGCTAAACAACGGCACCTTCGTTGTGCCGGATGATGTCTACGAGGTGTCTGCTGTCTGCGTTGGGAGCTCTAACGCATCGCCTGCCTCCCCCGGGGAATTTGGTGGCCCCGGGACGCCCGGCGGGGCGCTTTCGTATGGCACGTTTGCAGTAACTCCGGGGGAGTCTTTAACGATTACAGTCGGCATAAGGAACGGCTACTCAACAGCAACTTATAAATCGTCAATAAGCCGAGGCGCTACAAACTTGCTCTCTGCTGGTAGATATAACCAAGTAGGGGGCACTGAACGGCAGGGCGGCGGCAATGGGGGATTAAACGGGAATGGGTCAGGCTCTAACGGCGGCGGCGGAGGTGGTGCTGGAGGTTACTCAGGTAATGGCGGAAACGGCGGAACCGGAACCTACGGGACTAACGGCTCTGGCGGCGCTGGTGGCGGTGGTGGAAAAGCCGCGTCTAGCGTTTCTTTCGGCGGAGGTGTGGGCATAGAGGGTGAAGGCCCAAGCGGGGTTACCTCCTTGAGTGGCCGAGGATCTGCAGGCTCTTACGGTTCTAGAAGTTACGCAGACGATGTACCGGCTGTTTATCCTTATACGTCAGTGGTTTTCGGGGGCGGGGCAAGCGGTGTAAGACGATACCAGACTAGCGGTAAAGATAGCACTCAGGGTGCTGTAAGAATAGTTTGGGGAGAAAATCGCACCTACCCGACTTTCGCCACATGCCGTAAAGAACTTAGCGCGTATGGTTACCTAGACGGGACTTTGGACTTCGATTATAGAAGCCCTACGCTCACCTCTACTGATTACACTGAAGCCACCGTAAATTACACAGGCTATGCGATTACTTCCTCCGCAATATTAACGACCGATGATATCCCCGCTGGAAAGACGGTGGAGTATTTTCTTGTTGGAGGCGGTGGCGGTGGCGGCGGCGGGGGGCAAGGATATCAAGGAGGAGGCGGAGGCGCTGGTGAAGTGCAAGAAGGTACCTTCACTATGCCTTCGAGCGGCGGTTTGTTTTGTTTTGTCGGTGCTGGAGGCGCTGGTGGCGTTACCGAACAGAGAGGAGCCGACGGCGAAATCTCAGCTTTACATCTTACCGACGGAAGCGCACCTGCAATACTGGCGCTAGGCGGCGGATCCGGTGGTGCTAGGTTCGCAACGCTCGGTAATGACGGAGGATCTGGCGGGGGCGGGACGGTTAATAATGCGCTCGGAGGATCTGCTATCGGCACTGGATTTGGTAACGATGGCGGTTCAAACGGTGGGGGCGGCGGTGGCGCTGGCTCTGTTGGGGGCAGCAACTTTGGGGATGGAGGCACCGGAAGGGCTTCTAGTATTGATAATGGGGTTAGTGCGTCCTATGCGGGAGGCGGTGGCAGCGCCTACGGCGGGTCTGGCAATGATGGCGGCGGCAATGGCTCGTCTACTGGCAACGGATCTGCTGGAACCGCAAATACAGGCGGAGGTGGCGGTGGCAGCTTTGCCGGTATAAGCCCGAACTGGGCCTACACCACCGGCGGAGATGGCGGAAGTGGCGTTGTATTGTTACGTTACATTCGATAAGGAGTTGAGATGTTTTACGTCGATTTAAACACGGGTAAATTGAAGACTAGGCTAGAGCTATTGCGCGACTTTCCTAACGTCTCTACGCCAGAAAAATGGGGGGCAAACACTTTGGCTACCTTTGGCGTAGCTGAAGTAGAAAACACTTCTGCCCCAGTTTTTGATGCTTACACGAAGGCTATCCCTGACTCAGCGGAAGAGTATGAAGAGGGGAAATGGCGGGTAGTGCATCGTGCTGAACCTATATTTCAGGAGTACACGGACGATGATGGTGTTACTCATTCGGTTGCAGATCAGCAGGCGGAATATGATGCAAAAGAAATTTCAAAGATGGCTAATGAAGAGAGAGCGGTGCGTGACAATCTGCTAAAAGCCACAGACCATCTTGGCTTGTCTGATTTTACCATGTCTGCCGAGATGACAGCCTATAGACAAGCGCTACGAGACGTACCCCAGCAGGAAGGCTTTCCTGCGACGATTACCTGGCCCACCAAACCCGAGTAAAAAATATGCCTACTACTACAATGTCCTCTATGACGGAGGAGGAGCGCAAGCGCCTGCAAGAAATGCAGCAGAGCCATCAGGGTCTGTTGCGGCAGACGCAACAGCAACAGCCAGCGCCGACTCCGCGGCGTGAGCCTGTCACGATGGCTACAGATTCTCCGGTTGATTACTCCGGCGACATTACCAATCTGTACCAGCAATACCTGGGCAGAGCACCAGAGCAGGCCGGCCTAGATTATTGGACACAAAGCCTGCGCGATGGCGCTTCTATGGATGATGTGCGTTACAACATTGCCAACTCTCAAGAGGGCCTTGGTGTTGCGACTGATCGGGTTACTCAGGCATATCAGAACATATTGCAGCGCGATCCCCGGGAAGAGGGCCTGGCTTATTGGCGTCAGGGCTTACTGGGCGGGCAGACCCAGGAGCAGCTCAACGCAAATATTCGGCAGTCTGCTGAGTTTAATGGGCTGGCGTCCGGGACGATTCGTGGTGCCTTTGGGCAATACCTGGATCGTGAGGCAACGCCAGAGGAGCTGGCAGGCTATTTAGGCCAGGCGACGCAGGGCAGACCCCTCGAGGAGATTGAAGCTGAGATCGCTGGGATGCGGGTAGATACAGTGACGCGCCCGGAGAACACTAATCAGTCATCGGTTGATACAGGGGCGCAAACATCAGTTTCCCAGGCGGCGGATGAGGCTGCGCGTTATGACGCGACTACAGCGGCGGCGTCTGACGCGGCGGATGCGTTAGAGGCTGATGTGACTACCCGGACAGTTTCTCCAGAGGAGACAGTCCAGTTTCAGTTGGATCGGATACTTGGTAGCGACTCTCCTATCTTGCAGAGAGCTCGTACTAGCGGGCTCCAGTTCGCAAACCAACGTGGCTTGCTGAATTCGTCTATCGCGGCCCAGGCTTCTGAAGCGGCTGTCCTGGATGCGGCCACACGGATCGCTGAACAAGATGCGGCTACTTATGCGGGTGCGGCGGCGCAGAGCACAGATGCGCTCAACCAGGGCGCGTTGCAGGACGCTCAGCTTGGCACCAATGTCAGTATGTTTAATGTTGGTGAGACGAACGCGACCAACCGCTTCAATGCTGACTCTATTAATCAAGCCGGTCAGTTCAACGCTAACTCTGCGAATGTCGCCATCCAGAATTTCTTGGATCGGGAAGCTCAGAGATTGTTGCAGGATGACGCACAGCTATTTACTGCTGAGCAGAACCAAGCAGACCGGGAGCTCCGGCAGCTCTTGCAGGCTAGGGAGTTTGACTTCCAGGGCTCGCAGAACAATCTGGATAGAGAGCTGCAAACTGCATTGCAGACCAATCAGCAGGCGTTTGCAGCCAGCCAGGCTGATTTGGATCGCCAGTTCCAGTTCGATTATCAGAGTGTCGATCAGCAGTTCCAGGCCGGTCAGCTTGCGGCTCAGCACGCTTTTGCGTCACTGGAGGCGCAACAGCAAAGAGACTTCGAGGCTTGGCGTCAGACCAATCAAAACGAATGGCTGGCCACGCAAGCTGCGCTCGATCGTGAGTTCAGCACATATCAGGTAAACGCCCAGTCAGCATCTACCGTGATGTTCTCGACTATGGAAGGCATCGCGGCTGTGTACGCTGACCCTAATTTGACGGCATCGCAAAAAACACAAGCCGCTGCAAATTTGATGAATATGGCGCAGACCATGCCGCAGTTCTTGGCGAACATTACCGACCGCATGGATCCGAATTACGTTCCCCCGGCCGGAGGAGGCATGACCGATCCTGCGTCAGCGGCAGAATCGATGGGCCTGACCCAGATTAATGTGCAGGGATACGGCACCCAGCTTTATCAAGGTGCTGACGGCACGGTTTATCAATGGAACACGGCGACCAATCAGTTCGAGGTATTTACTCCCCCGACCCCTGGAGGCGGCTAATCTGAATGATTAGAGAGGCAACGCTGGCGGATGTGCCAGCCATTGTTGATTTAGCAGTAGAGTCAGTAACCCAAAACCCCCTCCCAGTCAGAATTTGCAGAGACTCTATGGCAGAGACAGCCATCGAAGCGATCTCTGGCAATCGTCATTTTGTCTGGGTGTCAGAGATAGATGGCGAAGTAGTTGCCGCCGTAGGGGCGATGTCAGAGCGATCCTTCTGGTATGAGCGCCAGCAGTGCAGTGTGATGCTGTACTACACAAGGGTGCCCGGCGAGGGTGTGAAGCTCCTGAGACAGTTCGGCAAATGGGTGAAGTCCCGCCCAGTCATCAAAGTCGCAGTAATCGAATTAGAACCTGAGGCCGATCCCAGGCTGTTGAAGTTTCTCAGCCGGATCGGCTTCTCCCGTATTTCTATGAATTGCACCTATGTGCGAGGTCAGACATGAGTAAGGTTGTAAAAAAAGTCGGCAAGGTCATCAAGAAAGTCGTGAAGGGCGTTGTCAAAGGCGTCAAGAAGGTCTGGAAGTCGATCAAATCCGGGAAGATTCTCAAGATCGCCGCTATGGCCGGCCTTATTTATTTCGGAGGTGCTGCCCTTTTGGGCGGATTAGGAGGGATGGGGGCCGGAGCCGGAGGGTTTATGGCCGGCGCTAAAGCCGGCGTTGCATCGGCTTGGGGAGGTGTTACGGGTGCTGGTACTGCACTGGCATCTGGAAACATTGCTGGAGCTGGTAGCTCTTTAGCGGGCGGATTCACTGGCGCATACGGAGCTGGGGCGGGCACGGCTGCGGCTAGCCTTGCCCCGATCACTACGGCCACCCCGGCGTATGTTGCCCCTGGTGCGGGTGGCGCTACTGGCGCTGCTGGCACTGGTGCTGCGACCACTGGAAATTACATTACGGGAACGACTGCCCCTGGAGCCACCAGCGGTAACTACCTGACCGGGACTGCTGGCACTGCGGGAGCTCAAGGTGCGGCCGCTCAGGGTGCTACTCAGGCCGCTACGCAGGCGGCGACTACCGGCAACTATCTCACGGGCACATCGGCATTGCAGGCGTCCAGCCCTGGCTTGCTCGGCAGGATTGGCGGCGGTATCGCGAAAACTTGGAACTCGCTAGGGCCATACGGGAAGCTGGGCGCGGTGACGATTGGTGGTCAAGCGCTTCAAGGATACGCCACGGCTAAGGCTCAAGAAGATGCTGAGCGCGAAGCGCTGGCACGTTACCAGGCCAATGTCGGCGGGATGATTTATGCCCCGGT